TGGGTCGCGGTAAGCATCACCAAGTGTAACTTCATAACCAAGGTCATAAGCCTTTATAATCAGGTCTGCAACCATTCTTGCGAACTTGCTCTGCTTGTTTCTCAATGTCATTTGTCTGCGACCCTTCTTTTTGGATTTGAAAGATGTGCTGTAATCAGGTTGGCAGCAAGATAGGCACATATTCCTATCTCTATGAATGGCGATTCTCTGCCAGTATATTCAACGATTGCGCCAACCATTACAAAGCCGATGGCGATTTTCTTTATATTGTTGTCTGTGTTTATTTTAGGCGACAATTCAACCGCAAGGCAGACTAAAAATAAAATGATAAATAGCATTATTCACCTAGCCATTTCTTTCTTGCTGCATTAAAGGCTAAAGGGATTTGCGTCATTAAGTTTGTCACAACAGCCATTCCGATAAGCCCTGTTGTTAATTTGATTGCATCTGCGCTGAATGAATCATGCTTTAAATCGCTATATTCAATTGCAGCGCCCCCAATAATATGAGCCAGAGAGATGCCAAACAGAAACACGATAAATAGCTCTATACGCCCCATCGTTCGGTTACGCTCTTTCCCGACATATAGAGAAAGAGCGCTACCAATTGCAGCAGGAATCAAACCCCCTGCCCATGCTGTTAATTTTGCTATTATCGCTTCCACCTTATACCCTTCTTTCATATTTACTCGCCTCAATTAGATGAGGTCGCTATGCTTCAATCGTTGCAGCTACAGTGAATAAATCATCTAGCTGCGTTTCAGATAATCCCAATGCCGCACCCATCTGGATAATTGCAGGACTTAAACGGTTAAATGTCTGCGCCTTATCCCATGCCAGTTTAGTTTCTAATGGCGTATCAGGACTTGCCATAAGAGAAACTACCGCATCATATAAACCAGCCCTAGCTACCGCAGCATGAGCTTGAAACGTGGTTACTTTCATTAACGCGCGTTTTTGCTCAATGGTTAATTCAATTGGCGTTAATGATGCAATTTCTTCTTGGTCTGTAATCTCGATTGTTTCTGATTCGCCAGTTTGTACGTTATAGACTTTTTTAAACATAATTAATCCTTAAATATAAGCAATGTTGACTTTACCAGCATCGAATGTTCCGCCATATAAACGCACTATATCCAAAGTACCTGACAGCGACACGCTTCCGTAAAATATAAATATACTGCCAGTGTCACTTACTCCTGTACCACTCATAACCCATGTATTAGTAGATGCATCCTGCAAAGTACAAGTTATATTAAAAGATAGAGTATTGGATGCACCACCAGCGCCAGTCGTCCAAAGTATATAATTTGAAGTTGATGAAGTAGATGTCGATCCAGTCTGATAAGAAGACGCATAACCAGTTGTTTGAGGTGTGCCGCCAGTACCTAGCCTTACACCATAAGTTACCGATCCGGCAGTAAACGATACGCCAGTTCCCATTATAATTATTTGCTTAATTCCAGCAGGTAACGAACCGAAATCAACTGCTGAACCTGATGTGGTTGCAATTGGAGTTCCTAGCGTGTATCCAGCGGTGATGCTATTCCAGCTTGGAGGAGCATTTCCATTTGATGTTAGAACCTGACCAGATGTTCCATAAGCCGTTCCAGTAGCTCCGAAAGAAAAACCGCCAGATGTGGTGATTCGTAAATTTTCTGATCCATTTGTATAAAATGTCATAGGGAGATAAGTTCCAGAACCCATTATTCCAGACACAAATCTAGTTTCACTTCCGCCAATTATTGAAACTAAAGCGGTGCTTGAATTTGTTGGGTCGGAAGACCCATATGCCGTAAAGTTTGAAATTACAGAAGACCCATCAGGAATAGCCCCAACAGATGTATTCCCATTTGTTGTATTTGTTTTAAAAGCAACTCTATTGCTAATGGTTGCATTACTAAAGTCACCTATTATCCTATTTGATGTTCCTGAAAATGTTAAATTACTAGATGCAAATGTTGCGCCAGCATTAAGGGTTAGTGCGCCAGATAATGTGCCGCCAGATAATGGTAAATAGCTTGCTAGACCAGTTACAATTGCCGTCCCATCCTGCTTGACGTAAGATATGCATTTCCAGTTACCAGAGCCTAGAGAACGGAACACAGCTACATCACCGTTAGCAGTCGTTATATTGGCGCTTGATGGCAAGATTAAACTTGTAGCATTATGGGTAAGCGTAAGCGCACCAGTAAACCGAACCGTTCTAACAATGCCAGCCGCAACTGTTCCAAGCCCTGTGATTGTTGTTGTGCCTGTTATGTCTACAAACTCACCAGTAGCAGCCCCGATATCCGTGGTAGTTGCAGATGCAATATCTGAACCCTTGTAGTTTGTATGTCTTACAATAGACTGGATAGCCCTTAAAAAGTCATCGCCTTGTGTTGGGGATTCACTCCCAGCAGGTGAATTTGTAGCCGCTGTTGTTGATAAATCTGACATGCTTGATGGTACTGGCATATTTATTTCCTTCGTGTTACGCTATAAAGACATTAATTAACAGGTGACATCATGACAGATGACCAAATTTTAAGAGCTATTATTGTAGCTTTCAGCATTCCTATAATGGCTCTATTGATTCAAAAGACCAGCTCCAGCCGCGCTAAAGCCAGGGAGCAAATATTTACTGTTCTGCCGCAAAAACTCGGCCGCTGGTACGGCAAAATCAGGTCGGCTAGATGCCGCAGCCGTTAATGCTCTCTGCATTGGCGAAGTATATAATGCGGAGCCGCCTAAAACGCCACCAGCAAGCATAGGATTTATAGAGCCAGCGCCCAATGCGCCGCCTGTTAGCAGCAATCTTTCAGGCGTTCCGCTATCTCTTACCTTGTTTCCCAATATTGATTTACCAGCCTCTGCATAATTTTGACCCAATGCGCGTCCTGCTGCAAAATTACCTTTATTAAGAGATTTATCGTTGGCTTTTACAGCATTCAATAGTTGTGACGGAGTAAACATACCTTCTTCAGCGCCAAGAGATGCCATAGCACGTTGTGGAGCCTTAAAGTTTGCCCATGCCTTATTAGCGCTCTGCAATTCTTTTGCATAATCTCCTGACTGCCTTTGCAACATATCTCTTAATTCTTGCTGAACCTGCTTAACTGCTGGAGCCATTTTTCTATCAAATATATTTTGTGAGCTATAAAGTCCTGAGCTAACGCGTCCAAGCTCACTTTCAAGCTCTTTATATGCCTGAGATGTCATTACACCATTTGCATCTCGTGATTGTTTAATGGTATCCAATACGCTGAAGAACTCAAGCTTTTTATCTCTTGGCATGTTTACTTTATTAACCATGTTTTCTAGGCTTGAAATCTTATTTGCATACTGCTTATCAGGAACAACTGCTCCTATCTTATTAAGCACATCATCATATTTGTTTTTAATTGCATTTTCAGTGTAAACGAGAGCATCTCTTCCGCTAACTCCTTTAGGCAGCTTTTCACCAATAGGATTTAATGCTTTATTTAATGATCCAGCCTGAAATTGTTCTGAAGCACGATTTCTAGCTCCACTTACGAAACTTCCAAGCACTGGAACTGAACTTAAAGCCTCTTCTGCTCGATTAAATCCGCCACCTAAGGTCTGACCAATGGTTGGATTAACACCAGCCTCTTTCAGTGCTTGTAATTGCGGATTGACAGAAGCTTTAGGGCTTATTGCACGACTTACTCCGCTTGTAGCAGCCTGACCAAGCAAACCAAATCCAGCGCCTATTGCAGCTTGCTTTGCTTTTTCTTCAGCAAAATTTGAACTTTCATCTGTAACAGGAACTCCAGTCACATTAAGCCCAGCTCCACCAGCTCCAGCCGCAGCCATCTTTTGTAAAAATGTTGCGCCAACTGGTATTTTTGAAGCGATAGCAATATTCATAGGACTTAAAATATTACCAGCAAGCCTAGTTACATCTAATCCATTATCACCTCGTCTTTGTTGGTATAACTTTTCTCTTTCTGCTATCTGCTGGTTAATCCCACGCTCTGGCAATTTACCAAGCAATCCAGTTTTTTCAGCAATATAGTTATTTGCGGCATTGACAGCATTTTCTACGCTACTAGGCGCAATATTGGCAAGGACTTGGGCGCCAGCATCAATAGGGTCACGAATCCCCTGAGCAAAGCGCTCAAATCCTGATAATGAAGGAGTGGAACTCTTTAAGACATCACTTTCCCATTTAACTAACTTTTCATTAATGTTAGGCGGTTGAGTTTCATCTTCCCACTTTACAAAACGTTCATCAATCGCCATATTCCACACTCCCATCCGAATACTTCAGAACAGTTCTTCCGTTATATCTACCGCGCTTAACCACAGTTTTTGGCATTTGTTCATTTCCAGGCATAATCCCACCAGCTTTGTTTTTTGCTCTTTCAACGCCGTTCTTTATAACTTGCTGGAATTCCCTAGCTGCCTTTTGAAATTCCTCTTCACTTTGAGATGCATCCATGCGAGAAATTGCATTCCCTGCTTTAGTGCCTTCAATATCTGTAATAGCGCCAGCGCCTTTCAATGATTCATAGGCCTGTAAAAATTGCTTCCCTTTTAACTGGTCTAATCTAACATCAAAATCTTTTGCAGAAGTTCCTGGTATATTTTGAATTCCCAGCAATCTTGATGCGCCAACTGCTTGTTTAAATCCTTTTGACTTTAACAAATCATCAACTAGATTTACAGTGTTCTCGCCCTCTTGAATTACATTTGGCAAATTCATTTTTGATTTCGTTTGAGCTTCAGCAGAAAGCTTTGCTTGCTCAGTAAGCCCAGCTTGTTGCTCTGGAGTTGGAACTGGAATTCCGCCGAAACCTCTGCCTCGCATTAAATTTATTTCTTTATCAAGTTCAGGATTTACCCCAGCGCCGCCGCCTCTTGATTGCTCATCAAGTAATATTTTCATTCGAGTGTCATCTCTGCCACGCTGCACGTTTTGCGGGATTCTCATCCCTAGCGCTGGGTTTACTTGCTCTGCAATTTGTCTTGATGTCGTAACAACGCCAGGAATATCATTGTTGATGTTATAACCAGCAGTAGCTCTTGCCTCGGCTTCTCTTACACCACCTCTTACAAGAGGGCTATCAGTTGATTTAACAATCGGATTGCCGCCAACATTCAATGGCATAAATTCACCAGTCCTGTTGTTATAGCTTCCAAGTCCGCGCTCAGTAGCAATAGGGGTAAAATATGGGTCTGCTTGGTTAGTTGAAATATCTGGATAAGCAATTTTCAGCGCAGACTTAGGGTCTAGTCTTGAAAGACCTTTGTATTGTGGAAATTTTGTATCAAAATCAGCATGTGATTGCTCTTGTGCCGAATTTTGGTTTGCAATCCTCTCACGCTCTTTCCTCTGCTGGTCATATTCCATTTGCTGCATTTGCATCATTTTTGCGCGTTGCAAATTATTAATGCCTTGCAATCCGCCCTTACCTAAAGCAGCGCCAAATGAACCATAATTACCTTGATTATTGGCTAAAATTCCAAGCCCGAATTGCAATGCAGGGTTTGTAAATGCATCATCTAATAATCCAGCCATTATTAACCTCCTTGGTTCATCCAAGCCCTATTACCAAAATTTGTAAAATTAAGGCCTTGCCCAGTACCGCCAATTGCGCTTGGCAGATTCCATTGTGGAGCTGTACTGTTAACTGGAGTTCCGCCAGCATCGCCAGCAATTAAACTCTGAGGCGAATACCCCAGCAAGCCACCGTAAAGCGCGTTAGACGCATTTTGTGTCATGCGGTTAACATATGGTTGCAGTGTACCAGTTTGCGTGCCTGACATTGCAGTTCCAAAAGGATTGCTGAACATTGCATTATTGACTGGAGTTGTTACTGGAGTATCTACTGGCCGCCTTGTTCCTGTAGCCGCTGGCCTCCATGTATCAACGACAAAACCACCCATTGAATTATAGCCGCTTGCAGGAACTACGTTTTGACCAACTAAATAACCTTCTCTTCTTGTGCCTATTGCCATGATTAACTCCTAAAATAATAGACCGCCAACAGCGCCTAATCCAGCGCCAAGCCACGGATTTGACATTCCTAACATCTGGCCTATCCCATAACCAGTCATGCCGCCGCCGATGACATTTCCCATAGTACTTGATTGATTAGGGTTAGGTGCTGTTGTGGTGGTAGTTCCACCTACGCCCTGACCTGCACGAACTACGTCTGAATAGCGACTGAGTTGGTCATAAGGCCAATTAGCGGCATTTCCAAACTGCGTAGATGAGTTGCCTAAGTATTGATTAGCTAATCCCTGACGTTGTGCACCAATGCCTTGAAGGTAGTTGGCATCTTGATAATCGGAAGAAGCAAGCCCTGGAGCTTGTGTAGCAGCCTGTAGCTGGTTATTACGTTCATTCGTATAATTCTGGCCGTATAAGGCGTTGGCTTGCTCACCAAGACCGCGCTGCATTGTTTCTTGATGAGCGCTTGAACCAAAATTATTGTTATTAAATTGTGAATTGATGCGAGATTGGACGTCACCCAATGCAGTATTCACTGTATTTTTCAGATAAGGATTACTCTCAGGGGAAAGATAATTACCTTGTAATGTGCTGGTGATATTCTGATTTGCAGCATTAAGTGTATGGCTTCCAGCTAGCGCTCTTTGAGTGCCTAGATTAAATCCAAGCTCTTGTTCTGGAGCAAATCCAGCAACTGTGTCGCCATTATAGAAGTTATATGGGTTACGTGTGACTTGCTGGCCTAATGCCAAGTAGTCTTTAAGATATGGCTGCACACCCTCCCAAGGGTCTGCTTTTTGTACTGTGGTAGTGTTTGAGCCGCCACCACCGCCACCTTTGCCACCGCCGCCATAAAACATGAAACTTTGAGCTAGATTTTCTAGCCATTTATGTAAACTAATCATTTGTTACCTTTCAGCGCTTCACAGCGTTAGAAAATTTTTAAACTGGCAATTCGTAAAACATGAACTTTGACTTAAAGCCATCATTCTTGAATATTCTTTCCCATCCCCTGCGACCATAGCTTTCGATAATATCGCAATTTTTATCTCTAGCATAACTTTGCAGTGTTGCAAGCATTTCATTTTTCCACGAAGGCAACTCTTTGCCTCCAGTAAAATGCATGATTAGTGCTTGCATTTGTGGGTACTGTATTATCTCTGTAATAACAGCGCCTTTAATATTATAATTAAAAGCTATCCATAGTTGCTGATTATTTTTAACCAGTCCATGTTTTATATCTTCAACCTTAAATCTTCCATGCGTGTATCTTGCAGCGCCTATCATGTAACTTTCTATGTCAGGCCAAACTTTATCATAATGCTCTGGTAGAACTAGGCTTATCTTCATCAATACATTCTCAATCCTTCAGCAGAGAATACACAATCTTCAATAGTAATATTAGATGTTTTATCTGAAGCAATCCATAGCGTAATAATATCACCAGCCGTTAACTCTGCAAACCCATGAGCAGACATATTTATTCTATCATTTGCAGCAGCAATATAAGCTCTTGGCCTTCTTGCCAATGTAATTACGCCATTCTTGGCAAATCTAACTGCAACATTGGTATTATTGACAGAGCTTGTAACGTTTGCCCACATCTCTATCCTATATGCGCCAGTTTTTGTGATGGTAAAACTATTTGTTTGTTGTGTTATACCATTATTTATCCCGTGAGGGATTGAATTCCATATGCCAGTTATTTGACTATAATCTGAATTTGTGGCGAGAGTACTATCAACTGCCGCAGTAACTGCAATTGTCGAGGTGTTGTTGGTAATTGTAAGCTGACCATATTGATGGTCTAGCAATAGATTTAAGTTTTTTTGTATTTCTGAAAAAGCTCTGAATATTGATTGCCTGTTATATTCAAATTGGGCTAGATTTGTTATATCAACTTTCATTCTACGCCATCCTGAATGTAGCCAATGCCAACTTCATTCAATACACAATCGCCAACCATATCAAACTGCAACCGATGCCATCTTGAGCTTATTAGCAAATCAAATCTAGACCTGTCCATAGTACATATATTTCCAGTAGTCAAAGTATCGCCTTCATTTGCCTTGTAATAATTGGTCATGGTTGCCGTTGTTGGCTTTGTTAGCCACTTTGGCTTTACCCTTTGCAGAAGGTAATAATTGTCATCATCCCCAATATCGCCAGTAGTAAAACTTGAATCAAGAGAAATGCCGTCTAATGATTCCATCTCATGACTCAGGTTAAATACCGCTGGCGTTGTTGACCCAGACAGCCAAAATGGAGACCCCCAGCTCAATGTCGCATTGATTGTATCCCATGATGCAAAGCTTATGGTGTCCCAAGTCACTCCGCCAGAGATATATTCCAAACAAGCTTCGATAGATCTATCATCCCTGCCCCATTTGTTTGTTCTATAGTGATAAACGACACATTCAGTTAATTCGCCACCTGACCCTCTAGGAGGGTAATAAAAATAAACTCTTGAGTTAATCCTGTCGTGCAATGATTTTATTCTATTTGAATATCCTTTATCCAGTCTTGAATAGATTGTTCTTTTAACAGGCTCTCCGATAGGGACTGGCCTTGCTCCATCGAACCGCCAGAAATCGTCAGCACCCATAAATATATGAACAGGGTTTTCTGGAGTTCCAATATTTGCAACAGCCTCCTGTGAATTGCAACCAGCCTCTCCTGGCACTTGCTGAAAATCCCATATGATAGGAGTTCCGACATAAGTGCCCACATACATTGCGCGTTCTTTATATACCACAATCTGCTCACCAAACCTGCGCCCAGCAAATATCCTGCCATAAGACGAGGTTAAGATGCCTGTAGCACATTGAGTGGCAATAGATGGCGTCCAATCTGTATAATCTTGAATTGCGCTGCACCACCATCTATTCGGGCTATCGCCAAAACTAGATTCATCGGTATTAAACAAAAATACAAAATTTCCAACAGTTTCAACAATAGCGGCTTTAGGCGCTCCAGTTACATCTGCAAATACCCCACTGTCAGAATATTGTAATGTATCTGTTTTTGTGACCGCCAATGTTGTATTGCCAAACTGTGCAAATCGCCAGAAATCGTCAGCGCCCACCGCGTAGTCGCCTGCCAGACGTGTAACATCAGACCAGCTTGCTCCACTTTTTTCATAAAGTTTTGTAGCAGTTCCAGCAAATACTCTAGCACTTGAATCTAGCTTTCTGGTTGCCGCTGCACCATAACAAACAGATGCCAATGCATCCATTCCAGTAGATTGCGCGCTGGGGGCAGCTTCCATTCCTTTTTCAGTTGGAATAAATGCTGTGCAATCAGTAATAATGCCTTCTGTTGTCTGGTCTAAATCTGGCGCGTATCCAATTAAAATCATGCTGCAATCACTCTCATAGATGTACCAGAATACTTGCCTTTTTTATCTGCGCTTAAAATAGATTCAGCAATTAAAACTGCTTTTTGATACCATTTTTGCTCTTCACCAGCATTTTTAATCACGTTGTAAGCTTCAGATAAAGATTCTGCAAGGTACAAATCTGGATGCGATGTCAACAGCCAATTTGTCGTGTTTGAAACGCTCAATGCAGGGATTTTCTGGTAATAAAGAATAATGACATCAGAGCTTGTTGATTGGTCTGCTAATTTAATATTAGAGCCTTCAATCGTGTAATATTTAGAGCTTCCTGTGTTTGATGGGAACGTAAGATAGAATGTTTCTGGGGTGAGATATTCAAGCTCTTTTCTTGTTGAGCCGTTAATAAACAATCTACGCATTTCAAGATAATCAGCAGGCAAAGCAACAGCACCATTGGATGCGGCAACAGTTGCAGTCGTTTCCATCTCTCTTGTCCTTAACGCACGATTAAACTTTGCTTCTGCAAGCGTAATGAAATCAGGGAACAATGCAATAAGCCCAGTGTCATTAGTCCTGCTCAGCCAGCTTGTCATTGATGTTTGTAGCTCTGTGTAATCGGTTATCATGCGTAAGATTCCTTAGTGACATATAAAGGTGAAATAGCTCCCGTATAATTATCCCACCATTTGCTGGTCTGCGTACCATCTTTATAACCATCAAAGCATGGCGTGCCAATTGTGTAATGGATTAATTTTGCCTCAGAGTTTATATCAAACTCTTTATCCAGCCAATTCCACTCGATAGGAAGCTCTCCAATTAAATCATCAGTTAGCCATGTAAACCTATGTAGCTGTGCACCTGTGGCATTTTCTATAAATTCAGGAGTGAGCACCTTGTTTGCTGGATGAGAACAGTTAATCAGCATTACGCTTGACCAATTTTTTCTAGGATAGTCAGCGTTATTATTACCTAGATACTTAATTGGAAACTTGGTTTTATAATCATGCTTTATCACCATTACGGCTTTGGATTCATCTCGTAACTCCCAAAGCTCTGCTATGTCATCTAAACACACCATATCCCCATCAGCAAATATTGCCCATCCTTTATATCCTTGTAAGTGGGGAACCAAGAATCTTGAGTAAATAAATGCATTTGAGCCATCCGTGTGCGTTTCTTTATAACCAGATAGCAGAGATAATGATAGCGGATGGAAACTTACTGGCACTGTGGATTTATTGATAATGCTATGGCAAAAAACATGGTAAGCTACCGCTTCCCGATAATCATAGCCAACGTAAACAGGTATTGTCATAATTGCGCTTTCAATCTATCCCAACATTCATTCATTTCATGGCTGCCCCACTGGCAAGCAGACAAAGAACGCAGCCAATCGTCTCTATATTTAAATTCTGGCGATTCTATATTTAATAAATCCTGAGTTAATGGAGCAGCAGGACTGTATTCAGATACAAAAACAGGAACTCCAGCGATAAGCGCCTCAACTTCAGAAACAGAGCCAAAACTTATCAATGCATGCGCATCTTTTAAATATGGACTTAATGCTCCATCACTTTTGTTCTTTACAATTATTTTCCTATCAGTCAGCCTTGATAGCTGTTGCAATGTATTATCTAACCATTTATGTGATTTGTAAATGAGTTTAGCGTAATCACTTGGAGGAATAACAACAATATGATTCCCATGCTTATATTTTTCTATCTTAGGCAATGGCCTTGATGACGTTCTCCAATCTGTGCAATGGTAATGACTTACACAAAACCTCGCGACCGAAAGACCAATATCACGATAAAAATATCCATGGTCTATTAAAATATACGGAATTCCAAGCTCTCTGCACTTAATCTGTATCTCAGCAGCACCATGCAAATTACCTACGATTACAGGAATATCTTTACCGTTCCAATCTTTCGTTAACTCGCCGCCAGATACACTTTGCAAGCGCTTCAGGGCATTATCTCTACGCTCAACTCCTGATAGTATGAATTGCATCCAAAACTCGCTCTACGGTGATGTTTTTAGATATGTCCAAGCAATGCTGGCACACTTTGTTAATCGTTCCGCAAGGCTCGCCGCCATCATGGATATTGATATGCGCGTCATAACCTAAATGTTTTGGTGAAGTGAATCCTGTCCAAATGACTACGCTAGGAATGCCAAGCGCTGCCGCTGCATGATGCAAGCCCCCATCTGTGCCTACGAACATACTGGCACGGCTTAAAATCGCACATGCCTCTCTGAATGAATCTGTTTGTATGAATCTCGTGTAACGTATAGCGTTACTGTCACCTACTTGCAGCCATGGTAAATCATGCTTGATTAGCTCTTCAAAATGAGGCCATGACTTGTTAACGGTATGAATAAATTTGCTTTTGACATTAGGCTCTACTAGTATGAAATCTGTGACACCGTTTAAGCGCTCATCTGCCTGTTTAAGTTCTGATTCTCTTAGATATATCTCACCTGGCTCTGGCTTGAAATCATCATTAAATATGATTCTTTCTTTTGTTACCTGTTTGAAGTAAGGACGATGCCCAGTATAGTTGGCTACCCATACGCAATCCTCTCCATTTCTGGCTAATCTAGGATTGTTAATAAGTATGTCGTTATCAATAAATGCCTGTTTACCGTTTCCTACGCAGACTTTTTTACCTGTTTCAATATTTGCACGTTTAACTTGTGCGCTACAAATTAGCCAATCCCCTGCGCCCATTATTCAACCCAGAAAAAAGCATTTGTACCAGAAATATATTCACTTGTTATTTTGAAATATTTCTTTAACTTTTCACGCCACCAATCAGCATTCTCAATAATCAAGTGTGCATTTCTTCCGTCACTTAATGTTTTTTTAGCGGCTACTGTAGAGGCTATTAATAACCCTCTTACCAAAGTGCATCGTCTTATATCCTGCAATACATCATCAAGCAATTGAGGCTCTATGTGCTCAAGAACATCTCCACAAAAGACAATATTATGCGGTTTATTCTCATTTTCAAAACCCTCTATTGCAGGGTCATAATTAAATATGTCAAATCCTAAAGCGTGCTCTAAAGTACGTTTCCCACAGCCGTAATCGAGAATATCTTTGTCATTAAACTTCTTAACAAACTCTGCACTTCTATATCCAGATGTTCCATAACTGGAGTTCTCATGTAGAGTTTTTTGCATGGATTTATATTCAGAGGTAATCAGCAATTTTCAGCCCTTTAACGACCTCTTTCCAAGTCTTTAATCCCTGTTTAACCAAGGTTTGTGATTTGTACCAAACATGGTCACGCGCATATCTTGCCCAATGATATTTAGGCACTAATGTAACTGTTTTTACACCTAAAGCCCCAGCTAAATGATGCGCTGTGGTATTAACGCCAACGACCAAATCCAATTCAGATATCAATGCAGCCGTATCATCCATATCATCTGATTTTGTAGCGAACGGGAATTGTCTTAAACGCTTATGTGTAACACCATCTTTATAGTCAAGAGAAACAAACTCATATCTTGTGTCATTTAAAAGCTCTCTCAAGTCCTCATAAGAAAGCGTTCTCCCAGCTTCATTATTCTTTTTAACGCCACCATGAGAAGTAATCCCGATAACTGGTTTTTTATAACCGTCGAATAAAGCTCGCCACATAATCCTACGCTCTGGGTCTGCAACCAAATAAGGCTTCCCAGAAAATGATTCATCTGTCGTACGATAGAACTCACCAAGTCCGCCTAATGCACATCTGTGGTCTATTTTTGCTCCTTTAAGCCATTCTGGATGGTCATCACGCCTAGTACCATATACAGTAGCTTTAGGGAATGAGCGCTTAAATAAGCCTTCCAGCTTTGCATCACAATCAACAATGACGTGCTTACTATCTTCAATTACCTCTGGCAAGATTGATGCGTACATCACTTCATCACCTAATCCCTGCTCACCATAGATGACTAATGATTTATTTTTCTCGCCGTTCCAGCGCGTTTCGTCTGCATAGCCGTATTCTTTACGGAATTTAGAGCCAAGTGACAAGCCAAAATGTTTCCATGCTTTCTGCCAATCGCCTTTAGCAAAATAAACATGCGCTAAATTCATAGTTGCATTCAATTCTTTTGGATCACACTCTAACGCCAGTAATGCGGCTTTCTCTGCATCATCCCACTGTGACATCTGCACTAGCGATGCGCTGGCATTAGCATAAGCCATAGCATAGTCTGGGTCTAGTTTTGCCGCTTCCAAAAACTGTTGGATAGCCTCTTCAAACCTGCCAAGCTCATGTGCTGCCTTACCAAGATTGGCAACAATAGCCTTGTTTGTTGGGGCAATATTGCTTGCATGCTTGAAAGTATAATAGGCAAGAGCATCTTTACCGCTGACTAAATAGATATATCCAAGAAAATTCAACGCCATTACATCATTCGGGTCATCTTCAAGAATTCCATAAATAAGCGGCATTGCAACATCAAACTGCTCGGATTCTACTAAATCTTTAATGGCAAGTAATAATTCTTGATTAGGCATGTTTTTTATTTGTGGCTTTCAACCATGGATAATTGGTATTTATTTCTTTTAGCATTGCTTTTGTATGCGTTGGGTCATAAATATTGATCCCTTTTTTATACAGTGCAATTTCGACTACAGTGGGGATTGTTGCATAATGCCAGAATTCACCTTTTATTTCATCGCCAGTTAAATTCCTTCTTTGCTTTAATGATTCTAGCAAACCAGAAACATCTTGAACAGTAGTAATCGTAGTAGAGTTTGATGATTCATCATGCCTGAAATACTCTGTAGTTCCATCTGCATTCTTATCGAATAATATAGTCATAATAAAAGGGCAACATTTCTGCCGCCCTTCCTAGTTAGTTAACTATTAAGCGCCTACGCCCTGCACTTTTGCGTGAGCATTAACGTTTTGAACCGTTAATGCATATTCAGCAAGAATGATGGTTTTTGTACTGTCGCCAGTTTTCGCCAGTTCTTCTTTTTGAATGCCGCGCAAGAATGCTACGCCAACGTATTCAGGGTCAATACATAACACCGCATTGTCACGCATTACACGTGATAGTTTCACTACGTGGTTACCGAAGCTTGAAACATAAATGTCAGAAGCGCCTGTAATTGTACCTTGTGAAGTGCCCTTAACTTCGTTGTATTTAGTCGCAACGCCAGCAAAACTGTCAAAACGGTTTTTGTTGGTTGCTGACATCATAATAACAGAAGGGTCGCCGCCATCAGTCCACGCAGCTTGCAATGCCAATTTCAAGTCTGCCTCGATGAATGTGTTAGCTGTGCCGTCTGTTAATGCAACACCTGGAGTTGTGGTAAATGCTGGAGTTGTCGCAGTGGTATTGCCTGTTGCGATGATGCGGTTACCATCACCTGCAATCCATGATTCAAAACCAGCGCTTGAACGACCAGTTGCAGAGCCGCCAGCAGTACCAATCTGGTTGCGAGATAAAGCGTACTCGATATCCAGCTTGAGAGCTTTACCAGCCTTCATTAATTGATAAGCTGTTTCTGTTTTGCGACCATATTTTTTAACCGCATCGTAAGTGCCTGAAATTTGCACGGTCTTACGTGAGATTTGAGTATAGTTAGCATAAACAGTTGTTGGCGCTAATGTGGCAAATGCTGCATCATCACCTTCAATCACAATATTAGCTGCTGTTGCTGCCAGCGCATCTGTTTGCCATTGATGCAATGTTGCTGTTGCTTTACCACGTTTTGCCAATGTCAAAAGCGGTGTTTCTGTTGGTGAAATATCAAAGATAATATCTTCGAAGTCCTCTGCCTTACCGTTTGCATAGTAAGTGGTATTAACTGAAACTGCCATAATAATTTTCCTTTATAGTAATCGCTCAATCATGGCTGCTGCATAATCAGCTTTGCCTGTTTTTTTGAGCGCTTGCCTTAATTTAATATCGGTCTGTTTTGCCTGAGCTTGTTGCGCTTGTGGTTTTCCTAGCTTGGGCTTGCCGATGACTTTTTTATTTGATACTGACTGTCCTTTGCGATACAGATAAGCGTCATGTAATACCTTCACAATGCGAGGGTCAATTACATTGGCTAGTTCATTATCTGCAAATCCATAGGTTTCCATACCGAATTCACGGATTTCTCTTGCACGTTCCTGACCCCATCCCTTTATTGAGTTACGTAGCTCTGCTGCGCCTTGTTCTGCCAGCTTGGCATAATGCTGCTGGGCTTGAATAGCTTGCTGTTGCTGCCGCTGGTTCAATTCTTGGGAGTAATAGTTTCGTGCATCTTTTAAATCGCGATATTGTTCTCTTAGAGTTACAAATTGCAATGGGTCGTTATTTTGTAACTCATTCCAATTTACAGCTTCATATTGCTTGATTTGTGCATCTAATGATGTCAGTTGAGCTACATCTTGCTGGTATTGCTGCTGGAACTGCGCTTGCTGCTGTGTCAGAGCAATCTGCTCTTCCAACGCCTTGCGCTGGCTTGCAAGCTCCTGCGTTTTTTTGGTGTAGTCTTGCTGACGCATAAATGCATCTTTTAGCTTGGCAGGGACTTCGTACTCTTCCCCATCAATATTTAATACCTCGCTTGGGTCGCTTTCCTCAGTTTCTGCGGCTGCTTCAGCTTCAACTTCTTCGCCTGCCTCTTCAGGTGCGCCTACGTTTGCTTGTTCTCCCGCTTCTTCTGCTTCAAGTTCCTGCTCTGGTAAATCTGCTTCTAGGTTCGCCATAAGGCGTTCTTCGACTGACTGCTCGATAGCTTGGTCTGCCATGATAAAACTCCTAATCGTTACCAGGGCAGCCACGCCCTAGTCCAGCGCCTCTCGGCGTTAGGTTTATAAATGCATACTGGCTAGGTATTCTTATCCAATCTTTTTATACCACTTGGTTTTCTCTCGCTCAATTTCTATCTGAGCAATCTTCCCATTATCAACCACACGCTTGATGTTATTTTCTAAATCATTAAGCAATTTTAACATCAATTTTAGTTCGTGCTGGCCTTCTACATCGCGAATAGGCGCCGTTTCCCATGCTTTATGCAGAGTTTCACGCAATAGAAGGATTGATTCTTTATACACAGCATTATCTAGCAATTGCGTTGCCAAGTTCGCACGGTCTATATCTTTTGTTAAATCGCTCATGTTTTCCTTAGGTCAGCACTAAAATTGATTCTTCATCATCTATGTTTTGCTTGTATCTTGCAATTGATTCATTAAACATTTTTTGTATATTACTGCTAATTCCAGAAATGTCAAAATCAATATCGTAAGTGTCAGGTATGAATTGTATATCAAACTTAGGCGTTATTTCCGCATCTTTTTTTACTTCATTCTTAACTTTTTTATTTTTATTGGGCTTTACTTGCTTTTCATGAACTGCCACCAGAAAATTATTTAAGTTGTTTTCATAAACTCTATGCGTAATTCCATCTACTTCAACAATAAATAATCTATTCCTTCTTTTCCCCTTTGTGTGCCCAATGCCACCGCCGCTAATAACAGCAACTTCTGGTTCTGGCGTTACTTCTGTTACATGAATTAAAGAATCATCAAACCATGCAGCAATAGAACTATCAAACCATTCAGTGATTAATAATGAATCGTCAAATAGTCCGATAGGTTGCATTTTAGCTTACGGCTGCATACATTGATGTGCTCGATGAGCTTGTTGCTGCCGCTGGGTTAGGCAATGCTGTAGTTAACCCAGTTGACGAAGCGCCGCCAACAGATGGCGTTAGTCCACCCAAAACACCACTTATTCTAGCAACGTTGCCTTTAATTGTTGCAATTGTAGTTGCAACCTGAAGTAGCCCTACATAATAAATCCCAGATGTCGGCACACGGTAAGGAGATGTCATTGCAAGCGTTTTCTGAGATTGAGAATTCCACGTATAAGCGCCTTGATTTGCAGATTGCGCGACTAAATTGCGATTAACGTCATATAAAGCAAAGAATAAATTTGATGTTCCAGAAGCGGCAGTTGTTGCGCTATAAATAGAGATATTATTTATTGTCTGTCCAGCTTTTAAATAGATGGCTTGCAGATATAACGTTCCAGTTGCGCCGATGGTGTTGTTAGCCTCTGTTATTATTTCTCTCGGCATAGTTTCTGCAATAGTTCCAGTTACGCCTAAATTCACAGATTGATTAGCCGTGTAATCATATTCAGCACCCTGCTGGTCAAGGTGAACCCATGTACCAGAAGCATTAAGCATTAACGTTTCGTTAGCAAGCAAAGTAACATTAATCAAATCCACAACATTAGTACCATCAGTATGAGTTACTGTGGCCTGCGTTGATACCGATGAACTGGTGTTGGATATATAAATACCCTTAACATTGCGCTGCGTTCCTGAGCTTGGGCTTGGGACGATTTCTGTAGTGGTTGCGGTTGCAATTCCTACTACGTTAGTCCGTAATGGCGTAATTGTTCCGCTTGCATTATCCACATACGAGGTATGAACATCAATGCTTGCGCCATCTGCGCCGGTGATTAACTGAATCTTGTCTGAAGATGTCGTAAGAAGTAACATTAACCTAACCCCAGTGCATTAATTAGAAATTTAATAAAGCCGAATAAAACAACGCTAAAAATTAGCATCCCAGCAATCATATACCCAAAGTTTGGCATCACTGCACTCCAGACACTCTACCATTCGCATCACGGATGATTTGTTTTGGCTTCGTCAATACATCAATCATATTTTGATATTTCTGGTCTTGAATCTGTATCAATTGCATCATATTGTTGTTCATTGCATCTACGAGCTCACTTAGCGCACTTGTTGGCTTCTCGCTGCCATCTTCGCTAAAGTCGGTAAGCATTACTTGGTCTTTAGCGTTAATGTTCATTGCCGTTTGTTTCATGCTTGTTTGTGCGTTCATTTCTGCGATAAGCATTTTATTGCTTTCTACCAGTTCAGTTTTCCATCGCTCAAAATCAAGCTTCATTGCCTCTTGTTGCGCTGATAGGTTGGCTTTATGCTGCTCAACTTGTGCATCGAGTTGCGCTTTTTGCATATCCTTCTGGGCAATCATTTCTAACTCACTTTGTTTTTGCTGACCCTGTGCTTGCTGCTTTACTTGTTCAAGCTGCATCTGTCCTTGCAATTTAACCTGCTCTGGGTCTGGCTGTGGTGGTTTTGGAGGCACTGTTGCGGGGTCTGTCCAAAACTTGGACACATCTTTAAATCCTGCGTTCTTGCTTAATTCAGATGCAGTGTTGTATATATTTTGAGGGGTTGCGATTCCAATTTGCAAGCCTTCTCTCTGAATGCTCAACATATTGGTAAGATGCGCCAATTGCTGGTCTTTATTGCCAGTTCCTAGCCCAACAGTCACCGTCATATCTGTACGCTTAGACCATTGTCTAGGGTCAATTGGAATCCAGTTATTTCTAAGCTGAACAATTTCTTGTTTCTTGGCGTGTTTAGATACAATGGCATGAACGGTCTGGAACAGGTCTTTTACTCCAGTTTCAGCGAACACGCGGCTCACCAACTCAATCCTTTGTTGTGCAGCACCCATAATCTGGGAGATGCCAGAGGCTGTCTTGTTAAGACTATTGGCATCCATGCCTTGATTATATTTAGTTACGCCAGTTTTAACCTCAACTAATGAATCGATATACTCAAGCATCTGGAAGCCTGCACCAGCGACTTGAGGCGCTACTAAAGGCATGATTGAATTACCTGGAGAGCCAATAGTTCGAACAATGCCACCTGGCTTGCTATTCAGCAAATCATCAAGATTTACACTATCAGCATCTACCGCAGTCCTGCCATTATTTGAAATGTACATGTTGTCAAATATCTGACGCAACATTGTAGACTTCTGCAACTGCAAATCCATTACGAGGTCGGCATATGACCTGCCAATGTGGCGATGTGGAACTGGTATTGGAGTAATGCAAGATACTGGAATCATATCTACCGCATCTCTATGCAATATTGTTTTACCTACGTGGCATACAAACAATAACTCAGCTACACCGTCACCGTTTAAATCAAGTCTAATCCATGAGCGCTTAAATACTACCCTGCGGGTTGATGGGTCTGCGCCTTCCAAGTCGAATACATCTTCTTGATACTGGTCGCGACTTGCTGTTTCTACATCAAGAAGATAATCATCATCATCCGCAACATCGTCTGCAATGTCATATCCAAGCTCACGAATCTCACTAATTGTTCTTAATGTTCGCCATTGAACAAAGTTTGCATCTTTTGGGTTTGGAGATGGGCAATCAACACTTACCAGCATTTCTTCTGGCGCAATGTTATACACGCGCAATTCACCATCTTCATCATGCACTCTTACTTTGACGCTGTGAACATTTTCGCCATACTCATTAACGGAGGCTTCATATTCCAATACTTCAACGTTTGGGTCTTGAACCAGATATGCAAACTCTGCATCCTGAATGGAAAGGTAGGTTTCTTCTTTGCTGCTTTCTGATTCTTCCCATACAGGAATAACATAGCCATTCTTCTGCAAAAGAGCATCTTTGAACCAGTTATAAATTACTTGGAATCCATTGTTCTTTTCAAGGACAAGATAGTTGATGTAGTCTGATTCTTGCTCTGCTTTCTCAATATCTTCAGCATTGCGCGGCGTGAATTTGCAAACTTGCTCGCCACCTGCGAAAACTTTCATCAAGCTAGGCATAATAGATTCAATTACATCTGAAAGCTCGCTTGTCTTAACTTGTGAGCGACCTTCCTCTTCATTTCCGTAATCATTGCCATAAAAGTAATCTAGAGCTTTTGCTCTTTCGATAGCTAAATCCCCAGTAAGATATCCATAAGCTCTGGACTCTTCCTGAAATATTGCATTAATAATATCGTCATCACTTAATGTAATTGACGCTTGAGAATCATCCATTTCATCATTCTCATTAAGTGATTCATATTCTTGCATATGCTATCCGATTCTATTGTTTGCTTTTACGTCCACGCTTTTTGGGGATTATGGCACTGTCTGCTATCCTGTCAATAGCACCTTGTGCAAAGTCAACTAATGGTGAAGATTCATATTCAGGGGAACAGCCCGCAATCTTAGCCTTCTTTACGGCTTTCTTCCTTAATGCTTCCGCTCTCTCTTCTGGTGTCATACAATCCCTTTGCTTTGATATTTCAACGCTTCGCCGAACTTGTTTCCTGAAGAACGCCTAGCACCTTCAAGCGCATATCTAAGTGCATCAATGACATGATTATGCTTATCTTCAAGATATGGTAACACAGCTCCTGTTAATTGGTCTGTTTTATAACTATACATTGTTAACTCATCAATCGTATGTTGGCATCTTGGATGAACTATTATATCAAATGACTTTAAGAACTCAACACCTTCTTCAACAGACTTTGCGCCCTTGATAGCGCTACTTATTTTCGGGTAACCGTGTTTCTGCATATAGCTGATAGTTTCTGGCCTAGCGCTATCAGCAGTAATAAACCACTTCCTAGAATCAGGCACACGGTCAAACAAATCAGGAAGCTGGTCAATTTCACATCCAACCATATACGCTTCATAGTCAATATATAACTTCCTACCCTCAATATATCCCCTTATCAGAACGCTTGGGTCAATTGCAAACCCCCAGTCTGCGCCCATTCTGAATGTTGCGCCATCTTTACTTTCAAATTCTTCAACTTTCCAGTTACGGAATACCCTAGATTCACTATTCCTCTGATACTCTCCAAGCCATACATGAGAAAACTTTTCTGGGTCGCGTTTTAGGTCATAATCAACTTCTGATTTTAATTCATCAGGAAGCCACGGGTTATCTCTGTAATTAGCCTGCACCACGATAGCATCAGCAGGGGGATGCTCACACCGTAGCAAAGCGTCAACAGGGTCAGTAGCTTTAGATGGATTCCATGAGAACCATAATTCACTGCCAGGCTTACGCAATGTAGGACGCAATATATCAAGAGAGCGCTGAGATAAACTTTGAGCTTCTTCTACCCATGCTATATCAAATCCCTCTAAAGACTTGATACTGTCTGCTGTGTGGTTCTGTAAGCCTTCAAAGATAATCACGCCACCACGCTTGCTTAGTATACGTTTGTCCTGTATTTCAAAGTAAGCACCTGCGTTTAATGTGTTTATTTTTGCCTCAAGAAGTTTTTTTACTGAAAATTCAAGCGACTTTTGCACCTCGCGCAAACATACAGCATCAACTTTACGCGCTATACTTTCCTCTATAAGCAATTCAGCAAAGAAATGTGACTTACCTGAACCTCGTCCACCGTGTGCCCCTTTGTATCGCGATGGATTTAGCAATGGCACAAAAACGCGTGGTGTCTGTATTTGTAATGTGGTCATGCTTTAGGGTCAACAACGATTCTCTGTATTTGAGTAACGTCTAAACTGCCATTTATTGTTTGGTCAATCTCCTGCTTATCTTTCCAGCCGAAGTTCTTTAATGCAAATATCGGAGCTGCTGCATTTGTGCCAGCTACTAGCCTATGCTCATATTCATGCTCAATTAAAAGCCTTGCCCTTTTTACCGATTCGGAAAACTCAGGATAAGTTCCATATTCATACAGGCTATCTTTGCTTGTTAAGCCTAATGCAAGCACCATTCCTGTTAGCGTTATTGGCTTTGGATTATCTGGGTCTTGGCATACTAGAATGTATGTATCAACTAGCGCATCAAATGTTTCTGGTGAATCAATCTTGCGAGGCCGTCCTATCGGGTTGCTCATTTTTTATATCCTTTTGAGAATCCTCTATGGGGTTGCTCTCTTTATGTTTGCCGAAAATTCTTTGCCAATTTGCTTCGGCTTCTTCTTCGCTGATTTGAGTTGGCCTTCTACTGCTACCTTTTCCACTCATATTTACCTTTCATTTTCAACTTATTTTTATTAATTGTCAAATAGCTATCTAATCCTGAAAATATATACCACATCGATACAACCCATAAAGCAATAATTAATAAAAGTATTAATGTTTGCATTGTTAATCTCCGTTAATGAGCTGCTTTAATTTCAATTTGTACAGCGCCTTGATTTCTTTAATATCATCAATCGAGTAATGCTTTGGCTCATTGTTTTATTTTGTGTGTTTTCTTTTCCCCAAATAAACAATCCTCAATACTCAATTCTTTAGAAATTCTTCTAATTATTGTCGCACCTTTAACATTTACATTCGGCTCTCTTGACCATGCTTCAGCGCTTAATGTTTTACCGTTAAAAGTTATCATGTGCTTACCATGAATTGAATCTATAACCTGCTGATTAAAATCTCGTCTAGTATTGCAACTATTACATAACACCCTTAGGTTTTCTTCTCTATTATTTGTAACATCTTTGTCTATATGGTCAATATGCGTTGTATAAGGAGCCCAGCTACATGGTTTCCCACATAGTTCGCAATTTGGCAAATTGTCTCCATATTTTTTATAAATTACAGCCCTATGCTCATAAACATATGCCCCCTTATGAGCCAATGGATGATTAGGAATATATAACACTTGATACCCAGCAGGATTACTTCTTCTAAATGCAGCACCAACCCTAGTTAAATCATAAGTTCCATATCTCATAAATCTAAAGTAATGCTTTTGGCACACCATGTCTTTTTTATACAAAACATCATTTTTACAATTATCAATTTTGCATTTCATACTAACCTCCATAAGTTACATAGAAGTTTAATGCAATTATCAATAATAATCAATCAAATCTTTTGCACATTCTCATAAAAACTTTTTTCATCCTAATTAGATATTCTCTATCATATCTTTTTGACTTTTCGTGACGGTCTAAAATATTAACCTTATCAATTCCTATTTTATCAATAAGCCCTTCACGATAATCGCCAATATTTCCACTAAGATAATTGTTACAAACGCTGCATGACTTATTCAAATTCCATAAGTTAAACCTCAATGCAGAATTTGCGCCTCGTGATTTGTAATGACTAGCATGCCATTGACCATTCCAACTTGCTGGCTTATCACATGAAATGCATCCTAGATGCTTATCTCTCATTCTCACATAACGGTTTACATATGTCTGAGCCTCATTTGCAAGCTCCGTAAGCGATTTTAATTTGTTTTTGGTATCAATGTATGCCTTACGTGTTTTTAACTCCTCTAATCGCTTGTTTTTCTCTTTTAGGTTATTTGCATGAGCAATCGCACATGGAATATTGCAGCATGACTGCAATGGTCTAACTGGTGTAAATTTTTGTTTACAAGATTTGCAGGTTTTAGGCTTCATAAAATAATTCATTTTGTGGAAAATCTCCTGTAATCACTGAAAGCACAGCTTCAAGCATGTAGTCATATTTGCTTATGCCACTACCATCTATGCTATCTGCTAAATCAATCCAGTTTTTTACTCGTTCCACTGTGTTTACTCTTCCAACATGAACCCATTTTCCTAGCATCTTTGCTGCTTTACAAGCGCTTATTGCTTCATTGGATATTTTAAAAGCGTCTGAACCTCCAACAAATACCGCATCTATTTTGTTCCAATCTATTGAAAAATTACCTATGCCATCTTGCAAAACTAAACAGGCTTTTAATGGCTTAATTTCTTCATAAAACATATCAAACAATTCAAGCGTTCTACGTGCATCGCCTACTATGTCAGGCGCACATACAAACACTGGTTGATTTACTAAATCCTGTGCTTTCGCCTCATTAAGCAATCTGCGCCATGCATTACTATCAAAACGTTTAAAGCATCCGTTATCTAATCCGTATTGCTTATTGATAATGGCATAGCTTGTTAATGGTGTTCTTAACTGGCCAAAGTTATAGTTATAACGCTTGGAATATTCCTCGATTTTTTTAGGCGAACAATCCAGCATTATTTTCATTCATTCTCTCCAAAATAAAAGCCTAACTCAGCATTTGCCCATTGTTCAATTTTTGTTTGGTAATCTGCCATTTCTACTGTATTTAGTTTTGTTGTTGACTTTACGCTTTCAAACGATTCTCCATTAACTGTTACCAACACACGCAGAAACTTCCATCCCATAAGCTCATGGATTCTATCTGGCGCTTCGCCAATGTGATTACCAAGCTCAGTGTAAAGTTTCCATAGTCTTGAGTTCTGCTCAATGCTTCTCGTTGACTTCTTCTCTTTCACATTTGCAACATAACGCACGTTCTGCAAATCAAGCGATTTTAACTTTGTAATGAAGTTATCTAGGTTACTTGGTGATAGATTGAAATTATTAATCGACATTAATCATTTCCTCATGTTTTTTCTTTGCATCATCAAAACTATCATAAAATCCAACTAGCGCATTATTTTCATATAGCCCGTATTTAACTATGTTTTTTATGTAAAACTTAGCTATAGACCAGCTACCTTTCGTCATGTGATAGTTACTTTGCTTAGTCCACATCAATATTCATCTGGAACATTGTAAGTTTCTTCAAAACTCAATGTTTCACCTAAAAAGTTTAATGCTAAATTGCCTTCCCACTCACCTTCTCGCTGTTTGTCACATTTTAAAATCATATCTGGCAAATCTTTATTGTTGGCTTTGTTACTCCATACAATCAAGCTATTATGTACGTTATCGGAAAGGCTGCTAGAACCTTTTGCGTCATAGCGCCCAGATGGTGCATCCTCTTTAACTTTCTTAGTGTGATGTACAAAATGGATATGAATATCAAATTTAATTGCTAGCTTGCAAAGGTTAACAACAAAATCTTTCTGAGAATTGTAATCATCATCACCCTTAACTACACGCATAAGGCTGTCAATTACAAAATGCTTAACATTCATTTCTTTAGCTGTGTATTGAATTATCCCCATTAGCCGTTCTGGTGACATTTCACCAAGATGGTCAAATATATAAAACTCATTAGCAGCAAATCCCATAAACTCTGAAACACTATCGTAATCTGCTCTTGGTGATTGAGCGTATTGTTTTGACATTCGAATAATTGTTTTTGTTGGCTTCATTTCAAAACTAGCAAGGCATACTCGCTCTTTTTGTTTTAGCAGGTTAATAATGCAATAACCGAGCAGCATAGATTTTTTATGCCCATTAAGCCCTGACCACATCGTAACCTCTCCAGACCTAAATCTAAATCTGTTTTCAAGTTTCGAGAATGGCAATTTTGCCCCATCAATAACATCACCTTTCTCTAGAAACTCTTCAAGTTCATCAAAATAATCAACTACACGTTTAATTTTGTTAGTGTCGTCAGCATTTGCTTGATAGTACTTTTCATAATCAATATCAGGAATATCAAACTTTCCTAGCTTTTCTACCAAATCATCATATTTACTCATTTTGTAGCCTCTATTGATTTATTAATGCGCTCAACTGATGTTAGCAATCTATCTAACATTTCTGGAGTAACGATTTGTTTATTTTTAATATCTATTGCAATTAATGAAACTATTTGCGCCTCAAATTTAACAATTTCTAACGCCTCTGATGGGTATAAAAATTTCTTTACCCTTTGTAAATTATTATCAATGGCATTTTCTGGCATTACATCCTGCCAATCTAAACCAATATCCCTCAATATCGAGTATGTGTCACACCCTGCAAAACAGTTAATTAATATGCGACCATCACCAACATCATTAACAACCATGCTTGCAGTTTTATCGTTATGTGATGGGCATTGGCACATCCATTTTCCGTTGCCAGTCTTTTTAACCTTTTGCAACCTTGATAGTAAGTTTTCTACGCTCATACAAATTTAATCTTTTCTGATATTGGTTGAGTTTCCTCTATCCAGCTTACGTTAAACCCTGCCCATCCATTTTCAACTGAAATCTTAATGGCACTTTCCAATGTATATCCATTTTTCTCAGCATGAGATTTAATTCTGTCTAATGCCGTTTGAGTTATCGCCTGTTTTTTTTCTTTACGGACTTTAATCCAATCACGAGCCAAAGATTCTGATACCCCCATAGCTTTTAGCATCGCTAAAGGCGTAATGTTTTTATATTCTTGTCTATTCTCTTCTATTCTATTCTCTTCTATTAATACGGACTTTTCTGGATTTTGTACCGATAGTGTCGGGACATTGTCGGGATTAATCTTAATCCTTTGTATTAACTTTTGAGTGTATTCATCTGTTCTAGTTGCCATTTTTAAACAAGTAATAATTCCGTCAGTGTTTTCAAAAAGCCCTAAATCAACCATATAAGTCATAATATGTTGCACCAAATCGGAGCTTAACTTAAAATCATCTGCAATCAATTCTGCATCGTGTTCAAGCTCAAAAGTTAGATTATGTTTTTCGACATTACGGGCAATAAGCTCTAAGCAATACCAATAAATTCCATAACCTTGAGCGCCATATTTCAAACGTAGTTTTTTAAGTTTTGCATCATTGCTAGCGTCTGCATCATGTTTAAACCACTTCATTAAACACCGCACTTTCTAGCAATTTCTGTCATGGCTTTTTGATATTGCTCAGGCGTGGAATTAGGATTATTTTTAATCCATTCAGCTTTAAGAAATTCATATTGAGACCAACTCATAAAATAACTCCTTTAGTCAATCCACTAAACAAGGTCGTAATTCCCAATAGGTTTATGCTGGCGCATGAGTGGGTCTTGAGTAATGGATTGAGCAAAAAAGTCATTTTAAAGAGTTCCTATTTATTAGCCTACGACAGCTAGTAATGTAAATATATACCTAATTCAAATAATTGTAAATGGATTTATAAGGTGATATTCACCCATTATGCATTGCTCACCAAATTTATTTTTAACATATAAATTGTAAGTATCTATTTGATGACCATCACAGCGCAAACGATAAATTGTGTCTGATAGCCTATAAATCCCCAATATCTCACATGCTTGCAATGGGTTAATCGAGCCGTATAGTTCCAGGTGATTCAATAATCTTTCTTTCTGATTCATTTTTCAATCTCCAATTTAAATTTTCCCAGATAAACATCACAATTATTTTTGAATAAATCCGATTCTCTTAAAATATATTCACCAGTTACTTTATTTAAAAATACGTACATATACTTATCATTCATTTTATAACTCCTCAATTAATTAACGTAACGAAACTATAAAACTAAATTAATTTAAATGCAAATAATATTTGACATATTTAGTAAATATATTTAATATTCAGTTGTAGGTTAATTATTGAGGATATGGAAATGAGTAATGATTACTACATACCTGATTATGGCGATGATAGAGAGTTGCAAGAAAATCATCAGGAATATGAAGTATATGAATTTAACGAGTTAAAGACTAAAGGAGTTAATAATGAGCATCACTACGATGATTTTGGGGCAATCAGGAACGGGAAAGTCAGCCAGCCTTCGCAATATGAAAGCAGAAAATACATTACTGATTCAAGCAATCAGCAAGCCTCTGCCGTTCCGTTCTAAATGGTCAGTAGTCAGCAAAGATAATCCACAAGGCAATATTTACCATACAGATAACGCAGATGCAATTTGCAATGCAATGTTAAAAACATCACGAGATGTTATTGTAATTGATGACTTTCAATATGTAATGAGCAATGAGTTTATGCGCCGCAGTGCTGAGAAAGGCTATGACAAATTTACCGAGATTGGTCGCAATGCCTGGAATATTTTAAGCACAGCAAACAACTTGCCGGCACATAAGCGTGTTTATATTTTATCTCATACCGAGAATGATGAGCACGGAAGAGTTAAAGCTAAAACAATTGGAAAGATGCTTGACCAAGTGATTACAGTTGAGGGTATGTTTACTATTGTTTTGCGCTCACAGATTATTAATGAACAATATGTATTCAGCACTCAAAATAATGGGAACGATACTTGTAAAAGTCCTATTGGAATGTTTGAGGAATCACATATAGAAAACGACTTAGCTAAAATTGATGCGGCTATTGTCGATTATTACCAAGCATCATAAATCAGACTTTAAGGAACTATCATGAGTTTAAAACTTAACGCAGAAGAGGCAAGACAAGCAGACCGTACTAATCAATCAATCCGCACCAGCGGTAAATATATCGGCACTATTACACGCGCTGAAAAGTTACTTAGCAAAAAAGGCACAGAAGGTTTTGGATTGTCATTTAAAATGGATGACGGCCAAACGGCGCAATACCTAGATTTATACACAGTCAATGCAGAAGGGAAAACATTGCCAAGCATGGCAACCGTACAGGCTATTTTATGCTGCACTCGCACAAAAGAAGCTAACGAAGGTTCCATTAACTTTGAGAAATGGGATAACGAAGCAAAGGCCATGATTAATGAATCTAAAAATGGCTATCCATCATTAATGGGAAAACGTATTGGATTATTGCTACAGCAAGAGCTTTCAGACCATCAAGACGACCCATCAAAACATAATGACCGTGTAATTGTTTATGGTGTATTTGAGGCTGATTCTGAACTGACTGCTAGTGAGATTTTAGATAAAAAGACTAAGCCAGAAAAGTTGGGAAAAATGATGCAATCATTAATGAATAAACCAATTAATGACAGACGCACCAATAAATCAGGCAATGTACAACAAGTAAATCAAGGACATGATGCTGGTGGTTTTGATGATTTTTCTGATGACATACCTTTTAATTAGAATTATGCTATAATGGGTTTATTCTAAACACGAGGATAAATCATGTGTAATTCTAAAATATGTTTTAAGTGTAATGAAAATCTGCCATTGACTGAGTTTTACAAACACAAGAAGATGGCAGATGGACATTTAAATAAATGCAAATCCTGCACAAAAAAAGATACAAAAGAAAATATTTTAAAAAACCATGACTATTATATTGAATATGATAGAAGCCGCGCAAATTTACCGCATAGAGTTGAGGCAAGAAAAGCTTATATTCAAACTGAAGCTGGAAAATTAAATGCTAGAAAAGCAAAAAATAAGTGGACTGAATCAAACGTAATAAAACGTGCAGCATCTCATGTAGTTAATAATGCAATAAGGGATGGTAGGTTAATAAAAAAATATGAATGCGAAAATTGCGGGATAAGTGATGTAAGAATACACGGCCATCATGATGATTACGCATATCCAATGTCCGTAAGGTGGTTGTGCTCAAAGTGTCATTGTGCGTGGCATAAAGAAAATGGAAGTGGATTAAACGGAATTTAACAGCGGCGCATCTTAACTGAGTAAGTCGCCATTAAAGGATAAAGCAAAATGATAGTAACTTTTGATATTGAAACTATACCTTGCCAAAATGCAGACATCATTGCATCTATTGCAGCAGATGTTAAACCGCCAGCATCCATGAAGAAAGCAGAAACTATTGCGGAATGGGAAGCAACACAAAAGATTGATGCAATTAATGATGCTGTGGCAAAAACATCATTTGATGGCGCATATGGCTCTATTTGCTGCATTGGATGGTGTATTGATGATGGGGAGATTAAATCAGCCGTAGGTACTGAAAAACAGATTATAGAGGTGTTTTTTCGTGATTTAGAGGAAAGCAATCCGCGCGGACTTGATGCTACATTTGTAGGCCATAACGTAAATGCGTTTGATTTGCGTTTCTTATTCCAGCGCGCAATTATTTTAGGAATCAGGCCACCTGCATTTATCCAATTCAATGCAAAATCATGGTCTGACACTGTTTTTGACACGATGACTTACTTTGCTGGATATGGCAACAGAATCAGCCTGGATAAACTCTTTAAAGTTCTAGGGATTGAAGGAAAAACTGGCGTAACTGGTGCTGATGTATGGCCTATGTATCAAGATGGAAAGATTGATGAAATCGCTGAGTATTGTCGCCACGATGTAGAGATTACGCGCAAAGTTTACAAACGATTAACATTTAAGGATTAACCATGCTAACAGCAATAGAAATCAAGCAACGATTAAAACAATCTAACCTGAGTGAAGTATCACGAGATACTGGCATTCATTACAACACTATCTATCTCATTGCTAATCGTGAGAGCGATAATCTCAGAATGAACAACGCTGAAAAGTTAAGCGATTACTTTGAAAAGATGGATAAAGTGGCAGAGTATAAGAAAAAATTACTAGGTTAATTGTTTACTTTATTACATATTTAGTGTAATATTATTTTACTTTATTAATTTATTGAGGATTTAAATATGAGTTTATCTATACCAGAAGATTTTTTATTAAAAGCCGCTAAAAAAGCAAATGATATAGATTATAGATTAAATAAAAAATTAGAATTTGTTATAGGAGGAGCTTCTGAAACTTTGAATGCAATTATTAAGAATGGAGTATATAAAACTGGATACAGAAATAGTTGCGGTTCTACAGATAGAACTTTAAAAGTTTGGAGAGAAGTGAATAAATACATTTCCTTCCTTAATAAAGAACTCGTTAAGCATGGTTTAAAATTAATAGTTAACGAACTATCAAGCGATTGCAGATATGCAACATTGGCTGGAGGATTTTGGAAAGATGTAATAATTACTTTAGAAGAAGTATAAATAATAACTTGGTAGCCATAATCCTCTACTCGACCAGAACTGGGCAAGGCAAACTGGCACAATGCGCAGTAGATTGTTTCCAAAAGTATCATGACAATCTACAATGCGTTAAACTCTATATGGCGTAAATTTTATAGGGTAATTGTGCAATGGTTAATTTAAATGCTATTAATTTAGCATTTATTTTATCCAATACTATTTACTTTCTTAAATAGATTGATATAATGATTAAACGTTATAAACATTTTGGAGATGGAAAATGAAAGACTACAAAAACTTAAAATACGAAAAACCGCCAACTAACAGTGACATTATTGGCGCATTGATTTTAGTAATTGTTGTATTTGGTGGTTGGTTAATTTTAAATTTAATTTAGGGGATTGAGATGATTAGTATTTTAATAGCAATTATTTGTGCTGGGATTATAGGAGCATTTCTTTTGGCTTATAGTTTGGACAATTATAATGGGATTGGCTTCTTGTCTAATATATTTGGGTTTTTATTGTCAGTTGCAAGCGCAATAAGTTTCATTATCTACGCATTTTCTGCATGGTCTTGGTTTGCAGCCGAGCATAAAGCAAACATCATAAACAGTGAGTATGGAACAAAATATACGCAATCTGATATTTTTTGGGCTAGTGATGTAATTGATACTATTCGCCAGATTGACCGCAAGCGTATTGAAGTTAATGGCGACATTATGCGAGACAAAGCAGATGAAAAATGAATCTACTATAAAAACATTCCGCACCATCATTGATGGAATAGTAAAAGAACATAGCGGTTATGCTGCTGCTAATCAGCACATAGCTAATTCAAAGAGTGAAGAAGCTGCAATTATTATTGAGGTTAAGAAGGTGAATGAATATGAAAAAGCCGAATGAGTGTGATGATTTTGATAAATTTATTAATGATAAATTTGGAAGTAATTTTATCAATGAAGATATGGTTTCATATTTTAGATTGCAATCAGCATGGCAGCATCAGCAAAATAGGATAGATGAGTTGGAAGAAATTGCTAACAGACCAGTTACAGACAACACTCAGTTGATAGCAAATATGGAATCTATGATTGAATCACTACAAGCCCAGCTAACGATAGCAGTTAATGCGCTTGAAATTTGGGCAAGTGGTAAAAATCCATATTTTTATGCACAAAAAACACTCGCTGAAATTAAAAATAAGGATAAATAATGAAAGTTACTAACGAAGTTCTTAAACAATCCATGAAAATGAAAGACACTATCAGAGAAATGTTAATCGAACAGCCAATGACATTCAGAGAACTATTAGAAAAACTGAACATTGAAAAGAATAAATTAAATAATCATATCTGGCAGCTTAGAAAATATGGCTTCATTAAATATTCAGAGAAAGATAAAGGAATAGCCAGGGAAAAGAAACGCTATTACGTGAATGAAGATATGGGAGCTTATGCAGACATGATGAACGAGCGTAGAGCCATTAATTATAAAATGTCATGGAAAGATGCACATAAAGCTGAGATATTGCCTCATGCGCGTGTGATATGTTTTGAGGATAAAATATATGAAGATAAGTTAAAAGCGCAATCAAAATCTTATAAAGAAAAATCAAGAATTAGTGCATGGTCTGGTTATACATCTATTGGAGGAATTTAGAATGTTTAAACTCCGCGCATACATTAAATTCCGTAAGCTAGGTTTAAGCCGTTTTAAGGCGTTAGATTTAGCTAGATATATAGACATGTCACCAATAGATAAATTAATCATTCTAGGGTGCTTGGCGTCAATTCTATTGATGTTTATTGATAGCGCTTATGGTGATATTAACTTTGATAACGTATATGGTGATGCGATTAAGTATCAAGCGCAGGCGTATAAATATGAGATGGCATTAATAGGCTGTTTAAGTGGTAATGGGATAATCGTTAATGGTCGTAATTTAAACTGTGAGATTAAGGAGTGGAAGTGATGGAGTGGATTAGTGTAAATGACAGAATGCCCGATGTTAATAATGGTGGAAATAAAGAATTTATCGTGGCAATGTATAGACAAAGTTCAAATGATTATTATGTTTTTTCAGCATTTTATTTAAATAAAATGGAGCTTGAAACATATGATGATTATGAAATATTTTCTGGATGGCATTTGCAATTAAATCATGATAATTATGATGAATACTTTGAGCCAGTTTGCACCAATGGAGATGCCAATTTAATCACTCACTGGATGCCGCTCCCACAACCACCAAAGGATAATGAATGACAAATAGGGAAAAGCTTATCAGCTTAATGACTGAGCATAATTTAAAGTGTCCACAGGTAGCATCTATGCTAGGCGTTAAACCTAACACTATCAGGGTATGGCGCTCTAAAAATGTTAAGTATGTGCCAGATAGCAAGCTGGAGTTATTGAAGTTTAAACTTAACGCTTAATTAAATTAATTAACAATTATTTACTATTTATTGTATAAATGTATTTACTTTATTAAATAGTTGTATATAATTACTACATCAACTAACCAATAGCAGGATTAAAAAATATGATTATCTCAATAGTATATAAAGGCATAGACCTTGATTGCAAAGTTAAAGTAACGACTACGCATGACCCATTAGGCACAGGTGATAGCCCATCAGAAACAGATGTCGAATATGATTGGATTACTTTACAAAATAACTCTACCGAAGATTTGATGCCATTGCTTGAAAATGATATGGATAAGATAACAGATTTAGTTATTTCTGCTTATAGAGGATAAATTATTATGATTAATGATAAATTAGCAGAAAAGATAAAAGAAATAGAAGATGTTGAAAACATAAAAATAAAAGCTATTTCTAATTTTATATGTACTCAATGCTCTGGGAATATGATTGAAATTTGCAAGAGATCATTTATGCAAAAAATACGAGGCTCTATTACCTACAAATGTGATAGATGTGGATATAAGCATGAATATTATCAAAACAATTATTATTAGATGATTAACCATGACAACCGTATCAGTGCATCCTACAACGAGCGAACCGAATGAACGTGAAGCGTTTGAAAATTTACCAACAAAGTTTGAGAACTTAACAGAGTTAATTAGGAAGTGTCATTCCGCTGTAGGCCATGCTTCTAACTATCAGGAAGACGAAGAAAATACAAAGCAAGCACACGCTCGAGTTTTATTAGCTGTGCAAATTTATACAGAAATTGAAGAAAAAAGAAATTCCCACGAAGCCTTAGATGTAGGTGGAGATGAACGTGAAGAATTTGAGAAACTTGTCGCACTTGAAGGGGTTACGTTAGTAAAAATAAATGTGACTGGTGTCTATTCTAATTTTATAACTCAAATGCTTTGGAAATTGTGGCAACACCAACAGAAGCGCATAGTTGAATTGGAAGAAGCAATACGTTTAAGAGATTCAACAGTAGCAAAAGAAAGCAATCAGTTTCAATCACTACAAGCCCAGCTAACGATAGCAGTTAATGCGCTTAAACGAATTGAGCTGACTGATGGAGCTTTAACTATTACAGATGAGACAGCACATGAAGCACTCGCTGAAATTAAACGGATAGGGGAATAGGTATGGAAGTGTGCCCCCACTGCGGAAACGATGAATACTACCAAAAAGGTAAAGCTTCGGGATTTGTCATTGTAAACGCGAGAATCAACGGTGTTGCGGAGGAGGTCGATAACTCTGAAATGTATAGAGAGGTGTGGTTTGCGCTTAACAAAACAAAGAGGTGTAATCACTGTAACAGAGTATTGAAAATTGAATCAGGTAAAGGTGAATGAATATGAGTGCTATTGAATACGTAACACAGAAAGAGAAAATCAAAGCCCTACAACAAAAACTATTAGCGTCGCAAGCGAGTGAGGCTAGGTTGAGAGAGGCTTTGAAGTTTTATAGCGTAAAAGCTCGATATAAGAATGGTTGGTCATCTAGGGACAAGCACGTAATGAATGACAAAGGTGATATTGCTAGGCAAGCCCTATCCACCCAACAAAACATAGCCGAACTTGAGGCTTATGTTGAGAGTGAGATTGAGAAGTTTGCAAGTGAAGTTAAAGGGCTATGCCAAGATTTTTCCAGCATGAACGGAAACGTTTACATACTTGATGTTAAAGGTGCGATAGATGGGTTAGTTGAACTCTACGCTAAGAAAGGCTAACCAATGAACCAACAAGACAAGATAGAGCTAAGTAAGCGTGTGGCTGATAAGTATGGGGTTAGCGCTGGGTATGCAATGTGCGGGCCTAATGATACGGTATGGCTTGCAGATGACGATGCACGTTGTTTTCGATTAGCTTTGGATAACGGCTTGTGTATTGAACAAACACATGATGAGATGGGTATTATTGTTTTTAGCGTTAGAGATGGATTATCAAAATATTTTAACGAACACATAGATAATCATTCAGACCGCCACGAAGCCACCCGTATAGCTATTCTCAAATGCTTAGATGCAATGAAAGGTTGATATGACTACATATTACGCAAGCAAATACAAAGTTGTAAATGGATGGAAAGATACTAAAAACACTTACGCGCCAGCAGGAACTATTTATACAATTGATGCGATTAATAATGATTATTTTGAAATGAAGCCAGTGAGTAAGTCTATATCAGACGAAACACAACAGATGCTTATTGTTAGCGCAAAAATGCTTGAACTTGGCTTTACTGCCAGCGAATTTGTTAAGGATTAATCATGACAGACAAGATACTGGAATTGGCGAAAGAGGCTGGTGCGGAATTAGGGATTAAAGAGTTAAGTGAGAATAAATATAACCATGCATATTTATTCATTGAATCAGAATTAGAAGCCTTCGCAAATCTAATACGTGCCGATGATGCAAACACAATCACATCACTCCGCAATCAATTAGCTGAATGTCAGAAATATGCAGAGCGGTATCATCTATTAAAGAAAAACTACGTTATGGCTAATTTTAATATCTACGATGACAAAGATTTCTCAATCGGGAAATCAGGCGTGATTATTGAAATGCCAAATGGTATTGAATATAACGCAGACTTGGATTTTATTGTTGACCAAGCAAAAGCAATGAGCGAGAAAGGTTAAGCATGACAACGACTAAACAATCAATAACACATACAAATTTTGAATACATGAAATTTTGGTATGAATTCCGTATTAAATATAACTTTATTGATATTGGATAGCAAATGAACGGATGCCACTCTACCCTATCACCTAGCAGATTACAGAATGAACTTGTCTATCACAGCAAAGGTAAAGTGTCATGGCCTTATGTGTTTACCCGTGAGTGTCAATACATTAAGCAAGCTGGAATCGTTGATGTTGGGTGTGATGGGTGCAAAGAAAAGGAGAAACAAAATGCCTGATATTTCAATGTGTAAAAATGAAGAGTGCAAAAATAAAAATGTATGCTTTCGCTACATGGCAGAACCGAATGAGTATAGGCAAGCATATATGGAATATAAACATGATAAAAATGGTGATTGTGGAGATTATCTATCAATTTCAGAATATGGCTCTTATGCAATTAGAAAGGAAAAGAAATGAAACCATTAATATTCACAAGTGTAGTAACCTGGCTTATTGCAATCACCATATTATTAGCAGATTGGATTGATAATGTTAACTTTTAAAATTAAACTGGCTAAGTTATTCAAGAATGAATCGCTAGCAAGGGCACGTAAACGCATCAGGGCTGATTTAAAGCAGTCTAACCTTGCATTGGTATATCGAAACATCATTCGTGAAGGCACAGACGGTTATAAGAGAGAAAGGATTATTTATGATAACTAGCGATGAAGCTGTAAGTGTTGATTCTTTGGAGTTGATAATTAATATTCAGGAAAAGAAATTTGATGATGTTGTGACTAATGGTGAATTATTGGATGAATTGAAAGAGAAAGAAAATGAGTGATGTTATTGATGATGCCAACGAGCAGGTTGCATTAAATGAAGCTAGAAGCATTGCTTATGCGAGCATAGAAGCAAGCAAGCCAATTCCACAACGTGATAATTGTTTGTGGTGTGGAATGAAAACAATGAACGGTGCTAGATGGTGCAATAGGGAATGCTGTTCACATTGGGAAAGATACGGAAGACAATAGTAAAAAAATCCCCAGACTTTCCTAATTGTTATCAGTTAAGCGGTCTGGGGTTAATCACATTTTGGAGATGTGAAGCTAATATATCATGTTCTTTTGTAAAATGCACTACCAAATACATTTACGCCTTGATACATTGAATAGGCAGTAAATGATGTTGCTCCTTCATCACGTAAGGATTGATACAATATATTGTCTGCTAGCTGTTTAGTGATAGGAAATTCAGTGCGATTAGCGCTGTGTACAATTTTAATCTGATTCCATGAGCTGTAAAGCGCATCATGCAATGTGCCAGTTTTGTTGTACTTGCCACCGAATAGAGTATAGGCAAATGGCACACGAGGAACGCTGCATCCATCACTGATAAAGCCTTCAGGAATAATACATTCGTACCATTCATCATCTATCAATATGTTGCAATAAAATGGATTGATGAGAATGTATAACTTGCCTGATAGCTCTCGTATGTCAAGATAATTGCCGAATGTTACTTTCTGTATTTTCATACTTTACATTCCGCTTTCATAGTTACCTGGTCACCAACTCTCACATATTCAACATACTCACAGCTAGAGGAAGGCATATACTGAACAAGTGAGCAGCTAGATAGTAGTAAGCATAATAGGATTATTTTCATTTCATTCCCTCATGTTCTAGTGAGTAATGATTAGCATCATTGAAGCGTCCGCCCCAAGTTCCACCGATACTTTCCCAATATTCACCTAATTTTTGATGGCCTGCGGTTGTTTCTAAAAACTTTCCATCCTTGAACAGGTTTAAATCAATTGCCAATCTAATCTTATGGCACGACTTGGAGTGCCCATATCCAAGTTTTACGCCTACTGCGCCGTGCAATCTTGGGTCGCGGTAAGCATCACCAAGTGTAACTTCATAACCAAGGTCATAAGCCTTTATAATCAGGTCTGCAACCATTCTTGCGAACTTGCTCTGCTTGTT